ATGCAAGCCGCTGCGATTTCTTTGGATCACTATACTTCCAGATGACATCGGACATAGGAATTTCATTTGCAGGTATCATACATTATTATAATATATAATCTATCTAACAAAATAACAAAATAAAATTGAAAACTTATTCCATTATAATATTACCTGCATTTAATATTATATATAATGAATGCTAAAGAAATATTTCGCTATTATCAACAAGATGCAGATGATGCAATTTACAATGAATTGCTTGAGAATCGTAAATGCTTGGTAAAAATGTTTTGTGGAACAGGAAAATCCAAATTGATGCGATATTGCAGGGTCGCACAAAATAAAAATTTAGTTGTCTTTGTGGTTCCTTCTCTATCATTATTAGAACAATTTTACACAGATTATTTGCAAGATGTTCCTTCAAAATATGTATTGAGAATTTCATCAGAAGAGGGTTCCACCACTGATTCAAAAGACATTGTGAAATTTTTGAAGAAAAAGAAAGATAAAATCATTTGCATAACTTACCAGAGTTTTGAGACACTTGTTTCTGCTTTAAATGGAATAAAAATAGATGTTTGCATATTTGATGAAGCGCATCATGTGGTAGGAAAAACATATTGCCCACTTATATTTGATTCAGATGTGTGCGAAAAACAAATATTCTTTACTGCAACTCCGAAAAATAATATGTATAATAAGGATGATGATTTGGATGTAGGGTTATGCGGAAGACTTGTTTATGATTATAGTTATTTTAGAGGTGCAATGGAAGGCTATTTAAATCCATTTGAAATCCGTATTGACTTTTATACTGAGAATGTAAATGCATCTGTTTATGAGTCAATTGCACGTGCAATTTTAGCAAGTGGAAATAGTAGGTGTCTGACATTTCACGCAGATGTAAATGCAGACCGAGATGCATCCGTATTACGATTTGTTGACGAACAATTATTTATGGTAGCATTTAACAAAGTCTTAGTCGAAGAGTTTTCAGAAAAAGTAGGATTTTACACTAGTGTTAAAATGATTGCGCTCAGCGCATCAATCAATATGCGTGACAGGAAACGTATTTTGAAACAATTTGACGAAACTCTAGACAACGAAATCTTCATTATTTCATCGTGTCAGACAATTGGCGAAGGCATTGATACTAAAAATGCGAATATGTGTGTCTTTGTTGACCCGAAATCATCATTTGTCGCTATTACGCAAAATATTGGTCGCATTGTTAGAAAAATCTTTGGTCAAAATAAACCAAATAGCACAATCTTAATTGCTTGTTGGGTAGATAAGACAAAATATTTGAGTTGCAATGGTGACAAGGATAAGTGTGATGAAGTCATAAGAGAGGATATGAATAAAGATGGCAATTTCAATGGCATTTTGAATGTGATGAGTGCGTTAAAACAAGAAGATGAAGACTTGTTTGATGCTTGTTTAAATTATCCAAGCAGATATTCACCGCAAGAAATAGAAGGTAACTTGGCAAAATATGGATATCAGTTGGAAGAACCGGTTTCACTTGTTGAAAGTTTGGAACATATGCTGGATACAGAGATTGATATAAATGAAGATGAAGAAGAAATAGATGAAGAAATATTAACACGTGTTGCTGATGAAAACAATGTGATAATTGAGGTGCATTCGGATTCATTAGAAATGCCGATAGAGTATTATGGATTAGAAGACGATACTTCTGATAAAGAAGTGATTAGAATATTCAGGTCAGAAGACGAGGAAACAGAAGAGACTGTTTATCAACCAATCGTGAAAAAAGATGGTAAAAAGAGAAATGCTGATACAATAGAGCCACTAAGAAGAGAGAACCGATTTAACGTAAATGTGCATACTAATCCAGATGTAAAAGTCTTGTGGAATGTATTAAGCGACATAGATTTCTCAAAAGACATTTGCAGTTGTATAATTGATTGCGAAGTGGTTGATATGTGGCCTCAACGATTCGGAGAATTGAAGGCGTTTATTGATGAGAATGAGCGAACACCTTCCACAATTTCAAAAAATGCCGATGAAAAACTTTTGGGCAGATGGTTGTCTAATCAAACTCAAACTTATAACAATAACAAAATGACTATAATTAGAAGTAACTTATGGACACAATTTTTAGAAGAATATATTGTATCAAATGATGAAAAATGGGCACAAGTGATAGATAAATTAAAAGCATTCATAGATGATAATAAAAGGAGACCATCAGTTGGTTCCAAAGATAAAGAAGAAAAACAATTAGCACAATGGACAACAGACCAACAAAAATTAAAAAATAAAAATAAAATGGATGCAAATAGATACTCTTCGTGGACACAATTTTTAGAAGAATATAAAGAATATTTCCTAACAGATGATGAATTATGGTTGCAAAAATTAGAGGCATTAAAGGAATTCGTAAATGACAATAAAAAAAAACCCTCAGAAGATTCCAAAATATTATCAGTAAAAACTTTTGGAAGATGGTTGTCAAATCAAAACACAAATTATAAAAATAATAAAATGGACGCAAATAGGTCCTCTTTGTGGGTGGAATTTTTAGAAGAATATAAAGAATATTTCCTAACAGATGATGAAATATGGTTGCAAAAATTAGAGGCATTAAAGGAATTCATAAATGACAAGAAAATCCGACCTTCTCAACATACAGCCGATATAAATGAAAATAGCATTGCTTCTTGGGTTGGAACTCAACAACGAACTTATAACAATAATAAAATGGATGCAAATAGGTTAACTTTATGGATACTGTTTTTAGAAGAACACAAAAAATATTTCCTAACAGATGATGAAAAATGGTTGCAAAATTTGAAAGAAGTGAAAACATTTATGGATGCAAAAAAAAAGAGACCGTCCACATCATCCAAAAATATAGAAGAAGAATTATTGGGCACATGGTTGACAAATCAAATAACAAATTATAAAAATAAGTTGCAGAGAATGAATGATGAAAAATATTATAAATTATTTCAAACATTTTTAGAAGAACACAAAAAATATTTCCTAACAGATGATGAAATATGGTTGCAAAATTTGAAAGAAGTGAAAACATTTATGGATGCAAAAAAAAAGAGACCGTCTTCTACTGATAAAAATGAAACAATCAAAAAATTAGGACGATGGGTTGTACAACAAAAGTTAAAATATAAAAATAAGGACGGAGGTTTAAGTTTAAGTCATATAAATAATCGTACATTATGGGAGCAATTTTCAAAAGAATACCTTGACGACGATGCAACAACAATCAAACCTGAAAAATGTGAATCAAAAGAAGAAGAATTTGAAATCATCGTAACCCCAACCCCCAACCAAAAGAAATCCGCCAAACTAACACCAATATCAGAACCAAAAGAAGAAGTAAAAGTTGAAACAACCGAAGACATTCGTGTAAGAACGAAGCCTCTAATTAGTCAATTCCACAATAAATTCTTCAAGATGCGTTCTGATAATTTAGCACAACATTTCAAAGATGTTCCTTCTGATTTCGCAGAATATCATTGTGTTAGAGATGAATGTTTCCAAACATTTGAACCAGAGGATATTCCTTGTAATCGTATTATTGCACAACTTGCTAAAATCAAAACTAAAAGAAAGAAACATGTGGTAGACATGGGTTGCGGAACTGCAAAAATTTCAGACTATTTCAAGGAAGACACCCGGTTTCACTTTACTAATTACGACCATGTTGCAATCAACCAAACAGTTGAGGTATGCGATGTATCACAAATGCCATTACAAGATGATTCGGTTGAAATTTGCATCATGTCATTGGCACTATGGGGTTCAAATTGTGAAGAATATATTAGAGAAGCATTTCGTGTGTTAGAAACAAATGGAATACTCTATATAATAGATTCAACAAAAAGGTGGTCAGAAGAAGGGTTACAAGATGGAGCCCAGTTAAAACAAATGTTGGAACAAAACGGGTTTCAATTAGACAATTCAAACATAGATAAATGGTGCTACTTTCAATGCAAAAAACCAACATTGTAATTCAACACTTTTAAAAAAGTGTATCAAACCATAATATTTTATAACCTATAATTTGTTAGTTTGTTAGATTAATATAACTAACAAACTAACAAATTATACAATGCACTTTTTTTAAAAGTGGACAAAGGGGTCCTAGGGGATGAAATCCCCTTTAATTAGGGGTCCTAGGGGATGAAATCCCCTTTAATTAGGGGTCCTAGGGGATGAAATCCCCTAATTGTAATAAATTTTTCTCAACTTTTGAATATACTTATCGGTTATAATATGTGTCTTTAGATACTTTTGGCTAATTTTATCTTCTAACATGGAAACAATAAAATAAAGAGAATACATTCCACACTCTGTTGTGGTGTATTGGTGTTGTTTCGGATAATTTTGGTCAAATTTAAATTTAATAGGAGGAGTTAATTCTAAACCCTGTTTAATAATGCGGTCAGAAAGTGCAATAACTTGTTTTGGTGCTTTAGTTCCTGCACTATCAAAAAAGAAAATAATCCCCTTTTTAATATTTATAAACATGCTAATCCAATGTTCTCCTCTCTCATTATGAGGATCCGTATTCAAACTAATTCCAATTTTAAACTTTCCATTATCCATTAAGTTCTTGATGTTGATGTTGCATAAACTAGATTCAACACATGATCCGGTTATAACTTTATCAAAGTCAATAGGAGCAGGTCCAAAGAATTGAAAACACTTGTATATTTTCATATACTGTTTCATAACTGCAGCAATGTCTGAACTTGAAAGCCATTCGTTAGGGTTTGTCTTCCATGACGTTGGAGCACTCGGTGCAAATAACGAATCTAGCCCACTTAATTCATTCACATCCGCAAACTGTTTATACCAACACTGTTCATTATTGCACGTATCTGCAAATTTAGCAGTCAAATCTGCAACCAATTCAGATTGACCAGTTGATTGAATTGTGTTATTAGGATTACGTTTATTCCACGCATCTTTCATTCTCAATAAATCCTTCATTGAATAACAGGTTGATGACTTTGCATTT